GAGTTGTTTTCTCTGTATTATTTAATCGAGGAGACTCTGTAGTAGTTGATGGAATATTAGCGATTGGTTGGTCAACTTGTATAGGCCGCTCAATAATAGGAGCAAGAGGTTCAGGTTTTTGAGTAGTTGTAAAAGAGATTTCATCATTTTTAATTGAAGGAATTGGCTGATCCTCTACTATTAGGTTAGGTTCTTCAATACCGTTATCTTCAATTACTTGTGTTTGCTGTTGATTTTCAGCAGGCCGTATGTAATCAATAAGGGCTTTAATATAACCTAATGCAACAATAGGAAGAATACCACCACTTATAAGACTAAGTATTCTCTTTTGATAAATTAACTCTTCCTCAACTAGCCCAAATAATTCTATCCAACTTTGAAAATTCTCTGCGTGAACGTATGCATAATATGTATTGCCCATAGCTTGCATAGCTGTTAAAATAATAAAAAGCATCCATACTATTCCCTTATTCATTTTATCAAGGGCAATAATGGAAGCTAATGACGCAGCTGCTCCAATTTCAAAAGCAATTGCTAAACTAACAGCTAACCAATATGGATTAGTTAGAGAGAAAAAATCAATTACGTGAACTGTTGAAATTAATGAAGTTATCGCATACAGTATGGTAAATGCACTAATTACAAAATAGTGCACAGTTGTTTTTTTCATTTATAGGATTCCAACTTTTTTAGCTCTTCATCTATTGCAGTTTGTCGGTTTACATCAAATATTTTGCGGTCAGTTGCCTGGATCATGCGCTTTTCACTTTTTAAACCTTCAATTGTTATGGATTTTTGCATCTCAACTTTAGTAGGAATTGAATCTAACCTAGTATTAATTAGCTTATCCTGTTTTTCAAGTTTACTTAATTTACGAGAAGTTCCACAATTTTGAATGAATAGTAGTAAAAACGCTAACCCTAAACCAACAATGATTTTAGCGATATGCTTTTCTGTGAAAGTCATTAGTGTTTGTTTTTGTTTATTTATTTCGCAGTCATTAGATTACTAATCCATGCATATATTATTTCATATTGCATAGCCCCCAATGCCAAAAAATAGACAAGCATACTTGCGGAAAATAGCCAAAATGCTACATATATAATATTCCATATATTAGCAGTTGGCCGATATTTTATCTGAATAAGATACGCATAATAATTGTCGTCTTTAATTCGTTCAGTTTTGGCTTCGATTAATTCGCCAAGATCAGCCTTTTCAAATAGTGGCTTTTTTCGACCTAGTGATTCAAAAACTCTACTGCGCTCCAATTCAAGAACTTCATCTCCCATCATTAATGTTTCAGGTTCCAAATTTAAAGCGTAATATGCCCGATTTCTTCGGTCAAGACGCATTCCGTTTTGTTTTAATGACCCGTCTTTCAAAAAACGTTTCATTGTTTTGTTATAAAATCGCCAATTTACAAAATTACGAATAACTTTTTTTAGAGTATCGTAAAATGTTCGTGGACTAATTATTTCTCGAAGTGTCATTATTAGAAGTATTCGTTAATTTGTTCAACCATATGCGGGTTATTTTCTAAAACTCGATCTTTTAACATTTTTCGTGCTTTACGAATTTTAGTTTTTACCGTATTCAAATTCATTTTATATTTGTCAGCAATATCATTACCCTTCATTAGATTGATTTCTTTATCTATGAGGATTTGTTTTTCAAGACTATCTGGTAATCCAAATAATTCAAGGTGTGTCATTGCAAACAAAGATTGTAAGTATTCTTCTCTTTCTAGAGTAACAGCAGACAAATCTTCAATAACTGGTGACTTAACTAAACTGTCAAGTTTAACAGTCATTTGATGTGTTATTTTGTGTTTATGCAAAAGAGCTTCATTTTTTGCAATTGTATAAATCCAAGTAGTAAATCTAAACTTATCATTATATGACTCTAATCCTTTAAAAATTTTAAATAATGTATTATGCAAAACTTCTTCAGTCTCTATTGGGTCATTAAAAAACTTCCAAATAAAAAATTTAAGTTTTGGATACATAATTGAGGCTAACCGGTTTCTGTCTTTTTCTGTGTAATTTTTACTGTTAACTTTTTCAGCGAGTTCTTGCATTTCATCGTTTAACTGTTTGTTGATTGCATCGTAGGAATTCATAAGAGTTGGGTTTTTTTTGGCATTCAATTATTTTAAAAAGCGGTGCTGTGNGTTCTGATCTTTCCAGTGTTCGTATCGTTTAATCAATTGAATAAGAATTTCTTTGCGCATAACGTCTTCCTCATTAAAAGTATGTACTGCTAAACCAGGTAGGCCATCCATAATTTTAATAAAATCAGGAAGAGCTATTTGATCTCTAGCTATATCAGATTGGCTAACATCACCACAAACTAATGCCTTTGAACCCTTTCCTAGTCTGGTTATAAACAGCATAAGTTGTTTAAAATTAGCATTTTGTGATTCATCTAATATCATCAGACAGTCATCAAACGTTGCTCCACGCATATGAGCTAATGGTCTAAATTCAATGACGCCGACCTCTTCAAGCCAGTCAATAATTCTTGGATCCCGCAGTAATTTTACTAAATTCGATCGATAACTTTCCATATATGGATCAATTTTTTCTCGAACATCACCGGGTAAGAATCCAAGTTTTTCGCCTGACTCTTGAATTGGTTTAGATAGAATGATTTTTGTGATTTTGCCAGAAAGATATAGTTTTAGCGCTGCATAGCAGGCGGTAAAGGTTTTACTTGTTCCAGCTGGACCATAACAAAACGTAATATCATTTTCGAATATTGCGTTTAAATACTTGAGTTGTGATGGTTTAAACTTTACTGGGTGCAAAGAATTTTCATTAAATTCAGAATCTGTTTTTTTCTTAGTTACTTTTCGTGGTTCTCTTAGTTGTTTTGCCATTCGTTTGTTTTTTTTTCACCTGTGTACAAAGATTTTTCTGTAAAGTTCTGCACTTAACGCACATTTCATAGTCTTCTATCTCTTCAAAAAATTTTGTTGCTCTTTGTAATACGCCTGTCCATTCATCTTTTTTTGCAATTATGTCAACTTCTTCTTCTAGAATTTTTATCTTTTTAATATATATGACATCAAGATCTGATATTCTAGCAGAATCAATTGCATCAATCAACCTAATAAAAATTTGTTTTTTATTAGACAAATAATTGGCAGCTTCATCAGATTTTTTCATTTTCTTGTTGTCTATATTTTTCAACCATTTCTTTATATTGTCGAAGTTCTTCAGTATCACCATTACCGTAGAACCTACTAGTTAATTCACGATAGTTAGCAATGTAATCTTCATTGGACTTTACATTAGACCCAGAACTTCTAGCAATGCCTGAAGTATTTAGTGAATTAATTGTACCATAATCATATTTGGTTCCACCTGCATTATAATAAATTTCTTTCAAGTATTTTTCATGCACTTCTGCTAAATAGCTAGGACTCACTCTATCTAATTCAGAATTAGCAATTTCCCAAAAATTCGGCGATTCAAAAAATGCTGATATATTAACACAGGTCATTGCCAAATCGTCATTACCACTTTGGCTTCGATATGTTCCATTTTTAGTTCTACCAAATGATCCAAGTTCATGTAATGTTCGAAATTCATTAGGTAGTATTTTATTCACAGCTGTTAAATATTTAAAACGTTCACAAAACTTTATCTTGTTCGTCATTGTTAGACGCAATCCTGGTTTCCAGGTTTGGGATACTTCTGTATGTTTTGAAAAGACAAGCATCCCACTCCAAAAGTTTTCATTTTTAGTGATCTTCTCTAAGATATACTCGCCTTTATGATTTAGTTCTACTAATAATCGAACTTTTTCTGGTTGAAATACATTAAATAATATGTGTTCTAGTGAATTACAATACTGGTTAATGTCTTTAGTATTTGTACGAAATGTACCAACCTGAACCAATGCAAATATATCAGTTTCAACTTTTATGAAATCCTTAACTAATTCTAACATATTTAACGGAAGAGCTACAAATTTGAAAATATTAACAATTGAATAATCTCGATTTAGACCATCTGCTGTATCAACTGATAAAATATACGTGTTTCCATCATTCCGAATGTCATCTATTGTTAATTTAGCCATATTTGGATGAAATGATAAACCGTCAAGCAAATCAAT